TTAAGCCGGCAGTCGGTAACTTAGCACGTCTGAGACCGGGAAGCGGCTGCGGCGCACCATACGGCCCTGATTGCCGCCCAGGCAGATAATGGTGTCATCATCCACCGCACCCACATAAAAACAGACATGATGGCCGCCGGCGTCCGGGCCGGAAGACCACTGAAAGACCACGAGGCAGCCCAGCTCCGGGGAGTCGCCGATATCCTTACCCCAATCGAGAAAGGAAGCGGCGGCCGGGGATTTAGTGCCGGCATACCCGGTGGTTTCCATGCAATGGTTGGCGAAATCGGCGCACCAGGCCTCCCGGTGCGGGTTGCCGTCGGTCTCCAATATCCACTTCTGGATATCCGACATATCGCCATGCTCCGAAACCCCTTCATAAGATTCGGCCTTGATGAGCCAGGGGGGTTTCTCCGGCATTTTCCGAGCCTCCTGTCCTTTAGAATCTGAATGGTTTAGATACCCGGCCATTCCAGTTGCGCCCCATTGTCTCTGATTTTTCGCTTTCCAGGTGGATTCCCACTATCTCTGGAATATGCTGGCGCTTAAGCCTGGGCCATTGCATGGCGAAAAGCATATCGCTTCGCGCCGCATTGGTCTGGCTTTCGGGATAATGAGTGACCCGGCTAATTACTGGATTCCATAATTGAAAACAGCCCAGAGGCACATAGCCATCAGCATTTAAGAGCACCAGCCTGGCGCCGAGCGGGAAGGCCCGGGGTTTAACAAAAATATTGAGCTCGTGCTGGATGGAGGGGTTGCATTTAAAATCTATCCAGTCTCCGAATGATTGGCACTCCATGCGGTCAATGCCATAAATACAGGTGGGATCAAGATTCAGATTATGTAAGATTTCGCCGGTGCGCGGGGGGAGCCAGAGATCGGCATCCAGATGCAAAACCCAATCTCGCTCAGTTAAGGCAAGCTGGGAAATTCCCAGATTGATTCCCCGGGCTTTATTAAAGATATCGCCATTATGCCACCAGCCACTGGTGGGGAGGCATCTGACATGGTAATGCGCACAAATTGATTGGGTCAGTTTATCGTGGGGAGCGGTTAAAATAAGCAAGTTATCAAAATGATGTTTATTTTCAGGCAAGGTCCAGGCCAGAAAATCCCCGTAATCAACACTGACTTGGATGGCGTTGATTTTTATATTTTTCACGCCCGATGGATTTGGGGGGTCGATCCCATAATCCGGCATTTCCGAGCCTCCTGGCGGCCAATGGCCGCCCTATTTCCGCCGCCGAGGGCGGCGGCGCTACTAATATTTGATGATATAATTGACCACCTGGAAAGGCGGGTTATTAGGCCCGGTGGGGCCGCTGGTAATGGGATCACCGGGATTGCCAATATTCCATCCTGGCAGGGTCCCCGAATTATCAGTAGTCAACAGAATTCCCTGGCCGTGTAACAGCTCCGAACCATAAATTAATCCCCCGGAGGACGTATGGGTATGGTCAATCTGGCCGCCCGTTGCTCCCAGGGTGGACCCGGTGCCGCTGGCCGCCTTGCCCAGGGGGAAGCGCTGTTGCAGGTTGGGCAGGTTAAAGGTGGTGGTGCCGTCGCCGGACCCGTAAGCGGTGCCCAGGACGGCGAACAGGGCGGAATAGGTGGTGCGGCTCACCGCCTGCCCCTGACAGAGAATCCAGCCCAGGGGGGCGGTGGCGCCGCCATAGGGCGTTATGGCCCCCACCGGAATCCCGCCGCCGCCGCCGGCCATGAGAAAGATGCCATCGGTAGCATCATAGAGCAGCATTACCGGCTGGTTGGCCTGGAGGGTCGCCTGGTTGATGGAGATGGCCCCCAGGCCGTTGATGTTCAGGGTGCAGGCCCCGGTGCTGCTGACATTGGGGATGAATTTGTAAACCACCCCGGCAACATAAGTGGATATGGCCGGAGTCAGGGTGATGCTGTAATTATTCCCGGAGTTGGTGCTCACCGGGGCGCTCGGGTCCAGAGGCCGGATCGCCACCCAGGTGCTGTTGGTGGAGTCCCGCTGCTTCAGGTAGCCGGTGCCGGTGTCGGCCCAGAGCATATAGGCCTCGGGATTGGCCGGGGCGCTGCTCCCCGAATTGAGGGTGTTCAGGGTGTCCAGGGCCAGGTTGATATTGGCCCGCACCTGGGCTCCTGTGCCGTCAGGGACATTCAGAGAGTTTTGGCTCATTTTAAAAACCTCTGTTTTCTGTTTTCGGTTTTCTGTTTTCTGTTTAAAAACAGTTTTCGGTTTTCTGTTTTCTGTTTACTGTTTTTCCCGCCTTGAATCCTTAACAGAAGACAGAAAACCCCTAACAGAAAACCGCCTCACTGTCCCACCACCCATTTGAATTCTGAAACTATTGGCGTAGTTCCGGCCTCATAAACGGTAAAGAGCAGCCAGAGGTTGATCTTCCAGGCGTAATACTGCCCGGGCCGCAAATCCTGCCAGGCGCCCCAGGTGCTGCCGTCGGTGGAGAGCTGAATCTGCACCTTCACGTCGGAAGCACCGGCCAGATAGCCATCCACGTCGGGGATGGAATCCCAATCGGTCCAGGAATCCACGTCGTTGGTAGGCAAAAGGCTCTCAAACTGGTAGGTGGCGGCGATAACCACCAGTTGGCAGCTCCCTAAGTGCACCAGCTTGGCGGCGGGGATGGTGTAATGCCCGGGGCCGATGCCACTGATCTCCAGGTCGCCGCCGGCGTCTTTAAAGACCCCGCCATCCATCGTCCCCGGCCAGCCAGCGGCATATTCATCACCGGAGGCCAGAATGGTGGAAAGAACGACGGTGTTGGTCACAGAAATGGAGGCGGCGGTGCCGTAGCGGCCGTCATAATGGCTGGCCACCCAGTAAGTGCCATCGCCGTAGCAGGGGATGCCCGGGGTGAGGGTGCGGCCCACCACCTCGGCGGTGCCCCAGGCGCTGCCCTTGCGCACCTCGTAATCCATCTGGCGGTAGCTGGCCAGGGGGTCGGCGGCGTTATTCCAGGCTAAATTCATCAGGCCGCCCTGGTAGTAGGTATAAAGCCCGGTGACCGCCGGCAGGCCGGCGTCCATCTGGAAGCCGTTCAAGGTGTAGGTGTATGGTTCTACGTCGGAGAGCTCCTGGGTGGCACCCCGCCAGAAATTGTAAGAGAGAAATTTTATATAGAGGGTCTGGCCGATTAATGCCGGGTCATACGGAATTTTAAAGATAGCCTGGTCCAGGCGGCAGACCCGGCTGTTCTCGGCATGGGCGGTGATGGTGGTCAGGTAAGCGCCCCGGCGCAGGTAGCCGCTCAGGGTGTACTGGCTGGGGCCGGTGAGGGTGGCGGTGGTGTAACTGATGATTTCCCCGTCCACCCAGAGGGCGGTGGCCATGTTGTCGGCGTCCTGCTGGGTGCCGGAATAGAGGATGCCGTTGCTCTCCCGCAGGTCCACCAGGCAGGAATCGGTGGTGTCGGGGTCGGACCCCGCCGGGAGCTGGGCCGCCAGGACGCCCATGCGGGCCGGGTTGCCCAGCAGCCCCAGGCGCTTGTAATTAGTGCCATCCAGGCTGGTCCAGACCTCGGCGCCCCCCCAGTTGGGGCCGCCGCAGCCGGCCACCCAGACCTCGTAACCACTGGCGGTAAGGAGCACCGGGGCCTCGAAGATAATGGGCGGGTAAATATTGCCGGGGTCCTCATTATAGTTCTTTTGCAGGCCGGCCCCGGGCTGCATGGTGTAGAGGGCCGGGGTGGCGATGGCGTCCGGCCACTCCTCCGCCACGAAATCTATACTGCCGTCGTCGTTCTCCTGGAGGGAGACGATGCGGCACATGACCTGGTTAAGGCTCATTTTCGGGACGGTGAGGGATACCCAGTCCATCGGGTCCAGGATGATATAGCGGCCATCCAGCTTGAATTTATAGGTGTTGCGGACGTAGAGGGATTTCTGGAGCATGGTCTGGCCGATGAACTGGGCCACCACCTGGTTGGTGATGGCGTGGCATTCCTTGTTGTCCTCAATGCGGGGACCGTAAAGGTCGATGGCGTTCTGGTCCTTCACGTCAACGAGGGCGGTGTCGTAATTGGAGGCCCGGTCAAAGATCTCCAGGCGCATCCAGTTTTTGGCGTCGGATATCGCGGTTCTGGAGGCGGTGACCGGATCCTGGCTCTTGTCGGCGATAAAATCATCAACCCCCAGGTTGAATTTCGGGGTGAGGTCAGGGGTGAAGGTCACCGGGGAGCTGGCGGGGTTGGGCTTCCCATAGGAAATGGTGATATAGGTGCCGGCGTCCAGGGCATTGAAGGTATAGACTCCATTATTCACGGAATATTGCCCCTGGGCCGGGTTATTGGGCACCTGAGTAAACTCGCCGCCGGGGATATACTGCTGGTTCTGCCAGTACCAGGCCAGGACGCCGTAATCCGCCGCCCAGGGGGAGATGGTGACGGTATAGGGCGCCGCCGAGGGGACATAGGTGTTATAGGCAATGTCCTCCAGGGGGAAGCCGGTGGCGGCGGTGTCGCCGTAGGGCACCACCTGGAGCTTGCCGCCGGACCAGACCACCTCGTTATTAGTCATCTCCATGAGATACTTGATAATATCGGCCCCGGTCGTCTGGGTGGTGAACTGGGGGCTTAGCAGGATGCCATTGGCCAGGCAATAGTTACTGTATTGGGTCAAATCGCCCACCAGGCTCGCCGGCCAGGCGCAGCCGTAATTCTCATTGGTGAGGAAATCCAGGAGAATAGCGGCGGGGTTGGCGTCCACGATATTGGCGGACGGGTTGAAGGATTTAAGGCCGCACACCTCGAAGTTGAAATTGGGGATCTGGTCGCCTTCCCCCAGGTATAGGTATTGATTCCAGACCAGGGCGAGGCCGGAATAGGCCAGGGCCTGGCCGGGATGGTTGGTGGTCAGGTAACTCCACACCGAGGCCGGCCGCCCGCCCAGGGAATATCCTTCAAACCATTGGGAAACCGTATAGGCAGTAGAATTTACATAGATAGCGACGATGGCGTGAATCGGCCCGAGGCAGATGCCGATGATGGCCGCCATATAATAGGTGTAGGAGGTGATTTCCATCGTGTTGCCGCCGCCCCCGCCGCCCATCAAGCCGGTCATTATCCCGCCCTTGCCGCCTGCCGCGCCGCGTTCGGAGGTGCTGTAGTTGGGATAGGAGCCGTAATCCGCGGCCCAGAGGATGTTTCCGGGAATCCGGGTCTGGCCGTAAACTAATGGGATGACCGCGCCCTGGCAGGAGCTCTGCACCGTGTAGGCCAGGATGGGCACCTTTTGCTGGGCGGGGGAGCTGGCCCGATTTTTGACCGTGCTGCCGAAGAGGCTCATTTTAAATACCTTCGCCGCCGGGGGCGGCGGCGCTACCCCAGGCACTAAAAAACTTGCGCTCCCGGCCGGCCAGGCGGGCGCTGCACTCCACGTTATCAATGACCACCCCCTGGCCGTTCACCGCATGGATGACTTCGGGCCAGGACAGGATGATGGCGGCGTGGCTGAAGACCCGGCCCAGTTTCCAGATAACCACGTCCCCGGGGCAGACCTGGGCTTCCGGGATCTCCCGGCCAAACGAGCTGAGATATTCCAGATACCATTCCCGGGTGCGGTGCAGGTGCCACTGATAGGAATAGTGCTCCACGGGGAATTCCGGGAGCAGGCCAGCCTCCCGGAAGACCGCGATGAGGAACATGCCGCAATCCACCCCGGCGCCTTTGACCATCGCCTCATGGTGAAAAGGGGTGCCTAGCCACTCCATCGCGGCGGCGAGCACCGCCTGGCGCTGGGCAGTGGCGGGATCGGCGGGCATAGCCCGCCCTATATGACTCACGAGATCACCGTGGAGGGGGCGGGGATGAAGGGCTGGCCCCCGAAATTGCCCAGGTTGTTGAATTTGGTGGCGCAGGTCCCCAGTTGCCGGTCGCAGCCGGCCCAGGCCTGGAACTGGTCGCCGGCGGCCGGCGGGCCGCCCACAAAGGGCACCATAGGGGTTACAATCCCCCCCTGGTAATTTTTGATGGAGCGGAGCTGCGGGGCGCAGACCCCGGAGGTCATCTGGATGCGGCCCAGGGTAAACCAGCCGTCCGTTTGTATAAGGTTGGTGAGAAAGGCCAGGGCGGTGTTGCCGGCGCTGGCAACCACCACGCCGCCCTGGACGAAATTATCCGGGTTCACCTGGCAGTTGGCGTCGTATAAGGCCCAGGAGCAGGCGGCCTGGTAGAGCTGCCAGGGATAATACATGTCCAGGAGCTCCAGGAAGGATTTCACGGTGATCTGGATCTTGCTGTAGCCCACCGAGGAGATATCCGCTACCCGGCCGTAAAACAGGATGACCGGGGCGAATTGGGTGGGGTTGTCCCAGGAGGCGAAGATCAGGCGGCTCATGGTGAGGTAGGCCCCGTCCAGGGCGCCTTGAAGGAGGGCCTGGGGCAGCCCGGCGCCCCCGAAGAGGGGGGTGGTGGTATCTTCGCCCATTAGAAAGCCCGGGTCCTGGTAGGCCGGGGTGACCAGCCAGCCGCCGGCGCTGACCGCCGCGGCGGTCATGGCCTGGCTAACGTGGCAGGTAAGGACCAGGGAGTCCACCGAGGTGCCCCGGCTCTGGCGCAGCTTGGAGCGCTCCATGTAGGGGCCGGTGGCCAGGTACAGGTTCCCCTCGTACTCGATGGAGACATTGGCCGAGGTGAGGTAGAGATGGCTGCCGTCCACCATTGCGAAATCGAACAGGTCCGCCTGGAAGAACTGGCGGTTGGCGGTGAGAAAGGCCAGGAGGCTGGGGTCGGTGGTCTTCATCACACATTACCCAACATTCTGGGTTATCGCGATAGCCAACCAATAGCCGGTATATTGGTCATACTCAAAAGTTATGCAATCGCTCTTCCCGACAGTTGGCGTTACGGTAAAGCTACCACCCGGGAACCTCACATTTGAAGGCCAACCGGATACTGTGTATGGACCGCCTGCTCCCTGGAAGAAGCGGACTTTTATCGGCGTTACGTCTGCTGGAGACGCTGGGAAGGTGATGCTCGTCACATTTGCGTTTAGATTTATTTTATAAAAGCTGTATCCACCAGGAAGCGTTACTGCACCGGAAGATATTGTGGGGGTGAATGGCAAATCAATTATTAGTGGCTTCACCCCCCAGTTTGTGTTCAAATACTGGCAAGCAGAGATAGTTGCCGCGTCTGGTTGAGTTGACAATGTGCCAGTAAATGAGAAGCTATTATCGGAGCATAGGATGCTCATCTGTTGTCCATTACTATTATTGGCTTCCAACCAACCACCATAGAAGCCATCAGTTTTGGCAGCGGACTCGATAATTAATCCGTATGAAGTACAATCTTCTATTTCAAAGCCGTAGAAATTATTCCCTTGGCCCGCCTGGATATCTACGCCTACCTGACAGAACTTAATTCTCCCACCCCAGAAATTCAGATTATTCGCATTCAGATTGCCCCCATAGCAATAGATATAGATTCCAGCGGAAGTAGCACCAGTTATATGTCCAGGCCAGAAATCATCATAATAAGTTCCGGTGGACCCCCCCGCTATATAGCCTTGGACGTAAATACCATAAGAAGAATAATTTGTAGTTGGGGTATCCCAAGAATTGCCGCATTGAAACCCCTCAAAGGTAAATTGTGAGTGCCAAAAACGAGCACAAAATAATAAAGCGTGGGTAGGATTAGTGGCACTCTGTTTGGCTACCAACAGGCCGCCATCCCAACGGAAGTTATCCATAGAACCGGAAGTTAAAGGATTAGTCGGACAGGCCACAATCAAGTCATTGAATCCACTCACGCTATTGGCCGTGCTGCCGTTGTGCAGGATTTTTGCCCCACGGGCATTTACCGCCCAGTTTCCGGCGGCTATCTGGAGCCAAGAGATTGCATAGGTCTTCCCAGGCAGGAAGCGTAAGGTGAAGCCATTGCCTTCACTGGCATATTTTGCCGCCCATACTGGAGTGGTATCATCGGCGGTTCCGTTTCCTATTGCACCCCACCACTCAGAAAAAACCTCTGTTACTGCTCCGGGACCAAAGCTTACCGCCCCCGTGCCAGTATAGGAGAAAACCTTATACGGACCTGCCCTAAACGGGCCATTAATATACAAGTTATAGTTTCCGAGAATGAACAGTGCTCCTCGCTCGGGAACTATCTCAATATTGGCGGGGATGGTGACAGAAGCATTAAAAGTATTGGTGCCGGTGGGGATATGAAGAGTACACGGAGTCGAGCCGATGGCGGTGATGGCCGATTCCAGGGCAGTGATATATTCAACTACTGGGGCACCTATGGCTGCCGCAATAGCCGGATCACCCGTCCAGATCTGTTTGGCCAGGCGGGCGTCCACTTGGGTTAGCCCGGTATCAACCGAGGTTTTGAGGGCGGGGCCCTTGTCACCCACCGCTGACTTGAAAAGCCAGCCGTAGGGGGTCCAGGTGCCAGTCACCGGCTGGAGGAAGGCCGGTGTGGCCAGGGCCAGAAGGAAAAATGCGATAAACAGGGGGATGAGATATTTGCGAGCCCGATTCATGGGACGCTCCCTTTCGGCGGCCATAGGCCGCCCGACGTGAACTTCATTTCCAAATTGTCCGCTTTCCAGTTATATCCACGAACCAGACCGCCTTGCAGCGGGAGCAACGGTACCAAGTGCTTTCGCCTATCGGCGACACCCAATGATGGCCGAGAAAATAGTAGAGGATTCGCCTTAGCATCTGCCGCTCCTTTTCGGCGGCCACAGGCCGCCCTATATAAAGACCTGGGCTAGGGTGACCTTCTTCAGGTTCGCCAGCCCCTGGTAGATCAGGTCAATGGCCAACTGGTCCTCTTTGAAGCGCACCCGCCAGTAAAAATAGAAATCCGCCGTGATCACCACGCCGTTGGACGGGGCGGCGGTGAAGGTGATTGTGCCGGAATTGAAGTAAGTGATGGAATACCCGGAGGTTTGGTGGACTCCGTTCAGATAGATTTTTGGGGCTGTGGGCGTCTGCTGGATATCGGTGCGGGGCTCCACGAACAGGCCGCCGTAGGAGCGCACGAACTGGAACTGGGTGGTGGCGCCATCCCCTACCCCGAGCTGCTGGCCCGGGGCGAAGTCGTCCGATTTATCGTCAAACAGGAAGGTGTCATAACCGCCGTAGCATTCATTATAAAAGCCCCAGAACTCGGCCTGGTCGGCGGGCCGCAGGATGCCGTAGGGCAGGTCCCACTCGAACAGGGGATACGAGCGCAGGGCGACCCGCACCTCCCGGCCGCTCTCCGCCTGGCTCACCAGGGTCTTCCAGTTGGCCCGCTTGGGGATGGGCCAGGTGATGCCGTTGAGGCTGGGGAAGATGTTGTTGCTCATATTTAGCTTTCAGCGTTCAGCGTTCAGCTAACCGATTTAAGAATCTCTTTGCGCCACCGGGGGCGGCGGCGCTACCTCCCCACCGGCACGAAATTGTGGCCCAGGCTGCGGAGGGCCGCGGCCACCGCATCGGGGTTGTTCAGCAGCACCCGCTGCACATCCGCCCCGTCCAGAGCGCTGATATGGAAATGAAATGATTGGGGCGGGGCGGCGCCCGGCCCTCCAGATGGCACAGGCTGGAAGCCTGCGCTACCACCGACGGCGGCGGACCGGAAGGCGGCGGCGGCCGGGGCCGGCAGCACCATTTCCCCGGGATGCAGGACCGCCGGCATGGTATGGGGGATATTCCAGGCGCCAGCCTGGAAGCCGAAGATGGCGCCGATCCCGCCGAAAGCCCACTTGGTGGCGTCCATCATGGACTGAAACCCCATCCATTCCATGATCATCTGCTCCACCGCATCCATGAAGGTCTTCACCATCGAATCGCAGAAGCTCTTGAAGGCGGAGAGCATCTGTTTGTTGCCGCTGGCGAGCTGGCCGATCAAATTGTTAAAGCTGCTGCCGATTTTGTTCAGGGTATCCTGCCAGTTGCTCTTCTCCTGCTCCTGTTCCTTTTGCTGGAGATTGAGCATGGTGGCCTGGTGCTTCTTCTGTAGCTCCTCCTCCTGGGCCGCCTCCTTGGCGACGATCTCCCGTTTCTTGTCCTCCAGCTTCTGGAGCTCCAGAGCGCTCTTAGTGCCCGCCTCGATCTCGGCCTTAATTTTGTCCAGCTCGATCTTTTCCTTGTCCTTCAGGGCCGTCAGTTCGATGGCGTATTTCTTGGTTTCCAGCTCCTGCTGGCGCCGGTACTCCTCGGCCTTGTCGATTTCGTCCATTGCCCGGAGGTGGGCGTTGGTGTCTTTGGCGATTTCCAGGTCGATGAGGGCCAAGGCCTTCTTCTTGTCCACGGTGATTTCCGCCAGCTTGGCCTTGCTCTCTTCGGTCTCTTTGGCCTGGGCCAGCTCCTCGGCGGCGATGGCCTTGTCCGCCTCATACATCAAGCGGCGCACCCCCAGCCATTCGGCGGAGCCTTCCTGGCAGAGGCTCAGCTTGGCCTCCCAGAAGGCCTTTTCCCGCTCCTTGGAGAAATCGAAGAAAGAGCCCTCCGCCGCCTTGATCTGCTCCAGCTCGTCCCGCCACTGCGCCAGCAGGCCGGGGCCCCCGGCGCCGGCGCCGCCTTTGCCCTCCAGCAGTTCCTCCGGGGGTTTGCCGCCGCCGGGGCGGCGTTCTTCTTCGATTTCCCCTCCCATAAAAACCATGCCTTTCGGCATTCTAGTTTTAGTAGCCCCCGTCCGCCAATCACCTAAAGAAGCGCGCACGCCCGACTCGAAATCCTTCATCTCATGGGCAGCTTTAATATCTTTATTTATCCATTCAAACAATGTTGAGAGGGCGTCAACCAAGGGGCCACCGACGAAGTTCTTGAAACCCTCCCATTGCAGATGGAGCTCGTGGCAGGATTTCTGGAAGGCCCTGGCGTGCATCACCCCATCCTGGCCCAGAGTCAGGCCGAGGTCGTCCGCCTTTTTCCGGGCCTCCTCCATTTTTGCCGGGGTTAAACCCAGGAGCACAATCACATCCTGCCATGACCTATGGAAAATTTTTTGCGAAGCGACATTGCGCGCCGTGGCCCCATCCAGGGAATTGAGATATTTGAGGACATCCAGCATGATATCCAGCATGTTGCGGTAATCTTTATTGGGGCCTTCCCTGGTGGCGATGCCCACCTTGTTGAGCATTTCCTCGTTTTGCCCCAGCGACCGGGTGAACATTTGGATCAGGTGGTAGAGGCTCTCTACTGATACGTCAGAGCGCAGGGCCTCGGCGGCCAGCTCGCCTAAGGCCACGTCCAGGGCGCTGGCCTCCTGGGTGCTGATTCCCAGCATCGTAGAGAGGCGCAGCACCTCCCCGGCCCATTCCTGCGTGAAGGAGACGCTGCATTTCAGCAGGGCCGCGGCGGCGATAATGGGGCCGAACTCCGCCGCAATTTTTCCCAGTTCCGGGACCACGGCGGCGGCCGCACCACCCACCGAATTAAGGGATTCCCTGACCGACCCGAGGCTGCCGGTCATTTCCCTGGCCGCCCCTTTGGTTCCAGAGGACATGGAATTCAGGCTGCCCTTCATCTTTTCCATGCCTTCCTGGAGCTGGGCAGTGATCTGGTTCAGGCCGGCCTGGAATTCGGCGGTGTCAACTCCGAATACTACTTCGGTCTTGAAATCTCCGTTGGACATGCGGTCATCTCGTAGGGGCGAACTTTATGTTCGCCCTCCTGGGCGAATACAAGATTCGCCCCTACCTTCAATGGAAATGCCCATCGCGGACAATTGGCTCATGGCCTCCTCAAAGCTCACCGCTCCCGGCGCCGCCGGGGCGGCGGCCGCCGCCGGGGCATAGCCCAGGAAGGCGCTCAAAAGCAGATGGGCCGGGGGGTGCTGGTGCCAGTAGCGCTGCAGGGCGTAAAGCCGCGGGAGAGTCAGCCATTCTTCCAGGTATTCCCAGGTCCAGCCGGTGAGGCTGATGACCTCCGCCGCCAGCAGCTCCCAGTCCGGCGGGGCCGGCTCTCCCTCTACGCTTCCCCCGGCACGAAGCCGCTGATCTTCACCAGGAGGGGGAAGGCCGCCAGAACCTCGCCCGGGATCATGGCCTCTTCCAGGGCCTCCAGGGTCAGGTCCGGGTAATTCCGCACCAGGGCGGCGTGCAGCACCCGGGAGATGGTTTCGCCCTCCGGGTTGCCGGCCACCAGCTCCCGCCAGTAGGTCTTGACCGCCTTCCAGTTCAGGGGCGGCATTATTTTATCTTCGCCGCCCACCTTGATGGTGGGACCATCGATCATCTAAACCTCCTGTTTTCTGTTTTCTGTTGTTAATTCAGGTTGGTACTTAACAGAAAACAGAAAACCGCCTTTACAGAAAACCAGCAGGCTGGAAGCCTGCGCTACAGGCTGGCGTAGCTGGCGCTGCCGATGAGGTTGCTGTCGTCCGCCATTGCCGAAAAATCCATCTCCGGGATGGTCCAGTCGTTCAGCTTGGTGCCCAGGGCCAGTTTGCTGGAGATGCAGCGGTTCAGGGTCAGGTAGAGGAAGTTGGGGGCGAAATAACCCCGCAGCGCCACCTGGAATTTCGGCCGCACCCCCATCGGGTAGTTGTGCAGGGTGACGCTCTGCCCCGGGCCGCCGCTGACGCTGTAGGTGTAGGAGATCCACACCGCCTTGCCGGCGTCGCCGGAATAGAAGGTATAGACCCCGGCGGCCACGGAATACTGCCCCGCGGCCGAGGGGGTGGCCACCCGCTGCAGCATCCCCCCGGTGCCCTGGTAGAGCACCCCCAGGTCGAAGACCCAGGAGGCCGACTGGGCCACGGTGACGGTATAGGGGGCGCCGCTCGGCACGCTGTCCGGCTCATTGACAATGGTGCGGGTCTCCCCGGCGCTCAAGGTTTCGCCGAAGAGCAGGTTGAACAGCAGGCCGCTGATCCGGGCGAACTTGGCCTTGCCGGTGAGCTTCCCCTCCGCCCCGGCGATTTCCAGGGGGAAGTTATACATCCCGTAAAGGGCCTTTTCGGTGAGGGAAAAGTCCAGGGTCACATCCTGGAGCACCCCGAAGGCCACCGGCGTCGGGGTGGTGATGGCCGCGCCGGTGAGGTCAAAGGTGGGGATGCCCCAGAGGGCGCCGCTCCCGAAGGCTAATGGGTTTCCCATATACATGATCCTCCTCCCTTACTTCTTACTTTTGGCCGCCGCCGCCGAGGCCGGCTCCGGGGTCGCCTCCGGGGCGGCCTCCACCGTCTCAGTCAAGGCGGCCTCCAGGCGTTTCAGCAGATCCTCCTTGGCCCCCCGGGCATGGGCGAAAATTTCTTCCCGCTGGTAATAGGTGTTGTTGTGAAAATGCGCCTGAAACCATTGCTCCACGACGTCTGCGATCTTCATAAGCGCCTCTTTTCCGCCGCCGAGGGCGGCGGCGCTACCTCCGTTACGGAACCATAATGTGAATGGGGATCACGCAAACCCCCTGGGGGCCCAGCAGCCCCTCGTCCGTTTCGATGTTGCCCACGATCCAGCAGTGGTATGCCAGGCCCCCCAGGGTCTGCACCATCCCCAGGCCGTCCGGGGACGGCTCCGTGGGGGCCAGGGCCGCCTCGATGGCGTCCAGCAGCTCATTGATCTGGGTGGAGGGCGCCGTGTCCAGGTCCGGGCTGCTGTAGGCATAGAGCCAGACCCGGGCATAGAGGGTGCGCTTGGGCGGCAGCCCGTGAATCTGCTCAAATCCTTCCCCCACCGTGGTGAGATACAGGGCCGGCTGGGCCCCCGGGGCCACGTCGCTCCAGTGCAGGAGGTGGCGGGAGCAGGTTTGCACCCCGGCCACCTGCTGGAGCAGGGAAAACAGGGCCGCATAAATTTCTTCTCTCACTGTTAATTCCTGTTATCTGTTTTCTGTTTGCTGTTTTCTGTTGTTAATTCAGTTCCTTAACAGAAAACAGAAAACCCCTAACAGAAAACCGCCTTTAAAGCTCCCAGCCGTCCATAAACATCTCAATTGCCTCGGGCGAGGGCGGGTCGGGATGCACAAACCCGCCGGTGATCCGGTAAAGATAGCGGGCCGCCGCCTCCTCCCGCTTGCGCCGGATTCGCTCGGTCAGCCGGAAGGGGATTACCGCCGCCGAGGGCGGCGGCGCTACATTCGCCGGGCGCGGCGGCGCTACCTTAGGCATTTTTCATTCCCTCCGCCAGGGCCGCCTCGATTTCCGTTTTGATCTGGGGGGCCATATCCCGCAGGGCCGAGCGCAGGAAGGAGCGCTCCGGCATTACCGAGCCCGGGTGGTGCACCCGGCGGCGGATGATGGTCTCGCCCCCGATCTCGAAGGCCAGGGCCTTCTTGTATTTGGGCTCGATCACATGCGGCGGGGTGCGGCCTCCGTATTCATGGATGGCGGCATATACCACGTTGGTGCCCACCGAGCCCCAAAAACTTTTGCCGTCGCTTTTCGGTCCGGCAATATTGATGCTGGCCCGCAGGCGGTCGTGGCGCACCCGAATCACCTGGCCGCTGAGCTTGTCCTGCTTCACGTGGGTTTGCAGGTCAACCAGCAGGCGCTTCATGGCAGTTTCGATGCGGGCCAGGATAGCCGGCCGCATTTGCTCCAGCCGGCCCAGCACCCGGTCGTCTCCCACCAGCCAGCCTTGAATCATTTTAAATACCTGTTTTCTGTTTTCTGTTATCTGTTTTCTGTTGGTATTCGGGCTGTTGGCCTTTAACAGAAAACAGAAAACCCCTAACAGAAAACCGCCTTTTAAAGCGGCGGACTCACCCTCCGGTAGCGGTCCAAAATGGCCTGCACCCGGGCGGGCATGGCCTCGGTGATGAAGGTCACCACCTCCCGCTCAACCCCCTTGCTCTTGTGGCCGATGCGGGTGCGCTCCAGGTAGTCCAGGGCCACCAGCTCCGCGCAGGCCTGTGACAGGTCCGCCGGGATGGCGGCGTAGCCGGCGGTGTAGCTTACCGCGATATTGCCCCGGCCCCGCTGGAAGATATAGCCGATGAGGTCAATGCCGTACTGGTCCCAGACATAGCCGGGCTGCACCCCGTCCCCCGATGCTGGAATGCTCATCCCTGAAATGCTGAGCGAAATAACCGCGGTCACCGGGAACTGCCGCAGGGTCAGGCGCCGGGTGTGCTGGCCGGAATAGGTTTCCTGGTAGCTGGCGCTCTGGAACACCCGGGAGCAGTAGGTGGCCATAAAGGTACTGATGGCGGTGATCAGGCCGCTCAGCAGGGCATCGTCCGTGGTGACGGTCTGCATCGCCGGCAGATAGGCCTTCACCTGGGCCATGGTGCAGAGATCGCCGACGGCCATTTATTTTTTCCTTTTGGCGGCCCGGGGAGCCGGGGCCGGGGCTTCCGTTTCGGTTGCCTCCGCCCCGGTTGCCTCCGCCCCGAGGGCCGCGTCCTCGAAGACCGGTCCCGGCGGCGGCGGCGCTTCCGCCACCGGCTGATAGCCCAGGCGCTCCAGCTCCTGGGCCAGCAGGCCCGCCGGGACCTCCACCACCCCGTCCCGGACGGGGTAATGAACCCCGTCCAGGCAGACATGGGTGATATTCTTTCCAGGCACTTCCAGCTTCATGGCTTCCTCTGTTGGCGGGCAATGCCCGCCCTACATTTAGCCGTCCGCAATGTTGTAAAGCATCCCGTAGGCCGGCGGGAAATAGACCTCCAGGCAGCCGTCCATGTAAACCCCGTATTCATATTTCAGGGTGATGAAGGGCCACTCGAACTGCCAGTAATCCCGGCGGCACTTGACATTGATGGGGTTGGCCACGTTGCTCAGCTTGTAGGGGATCTTCTGGGAGTAGAACAGCATGGTCCCCGGCGGCATGTAGGGGTGCACCATGATCTTCGCCAGGTGGCCGCCCTCCATGCTGTATTTGTTCAGATAGTTGCCCACCACCGTGCCGGCGGTGAGGGTGAGCTCCGGCACCCCTTTCTGGGCCTCGGTGTCCACCACGAACCGGAAGAGGGGGCTGCCGCCGCCAGCGATGACCTTGGCGTTGATGTTCTTGACCTCCTGACTGGAGGCGATGATCAGCTCCGGCCGCAGCCGGTACTGGTCAAAGAGGGCCTTGAACATGGCGTCGATTTCCTTGATGCCCCCGGCGCCATCCGAGGTCAGAGGGGTGCCGGCCCCCGGGTTCCCGGTGGCCTGGGCGGTGACGAGGGAGCCGGAGCCGCTCTGATTGATGAGGCTCACCAGCCCGTCGTAATTCAGGCTGGAATAGGAGTAGTCGGTGCTGGGCAGGGCGCTGGCCGCCTGGTTGGTGGCGATTGGGGTGGCGGTGAGGAGCACCGAGTTGATGGTGGTGATGGCGGCGATCTTCTCGCTGCCTGCGGCGCCCAGATACCAGGCATAGGCCACCGCACCCGGCACCGGGGTCACGCTGGCGCCGATGGCGTTGGCGCTCCCGGAGGTGAAGGTAGTGGTGGCATTGGCGCTCTGGATGGCGGCGCCCCCGGCCACGGTGTCCGTGTTGCTGTAAGGCCCGGCCGAGGACCGGGAGATGGAGGCCACCACCCCGGCGGCGCTCACCGAGGCCCGCATGTAGCCGAAATAGGTCAGGGCCACGCAGATCACCGAGAAGGTGCCGGCGCCCAGGCTGCCCCCCGAGGAATACTGGGTGAGCGCCGGGGTGGGGGTGGTGCCCAGCTGCAGGCTGCCGTTGCCCCAGAGGATGGCCCTTTCCTCCATCATCATCAGGGAGTTGAGCAGGCCCAGGACCGCCAGGGCCTTGACGTCGTCGAAGTTCTTGGCGGCCAGGTCCGCCTGGATGGTGACGTAGTCTTCCAGGCCCAGGGTCTTGTAAGACGCCAGATAGTCTTTTTCCTGGGTGGAGATCACCCCGCCCCGGTTGCCTTCCGAGACGAAGGGGTCCACCAGGCCGATGTTGACCCCGGTGATGGCCTTCCAGTGGGTGGCGGTGCCGCCGTCCGCTGGCACCCGGGGGATCATGTTGCGCAGGGGGGTGTCCACCGGGTAGAGCAGCTTGGCGGCGGGTTGCAGGTCATACCAGACCAGGCCGGTGGCCTGGGTGAAGGCCTTGCGCAGGGCGGCGGGGAATTCCTCCGCCCCGCCCACCCCGGAAAGCAGGGCCTTCATCTGTTCCAACGCCTGGGCGGCGATTTCGGCGCGATTCATTTTTATTTCCTCCGCAAAGAATTAAAAAAGCCCAGTCGCCCTGACGGGCACCGGGCCTTGCCTTGCCTCCCGGCAATCCGGGGGGCGCTGCGTTGCCGCTTTTAATCGGGGCGGTGCGAGGCGGGGCGGTGCCTTACGGCGTTGCCCGGCCTTCGCTTTGCCGGATATCTTTTAACAGGGCGGCCGCCTCCTCCAGGTCGATCAGCTTTAGAAGCAGGCCCACCCTGAGTAATTCCCGCTTGTCCTTCCTGATTTTCTCCTCAATGAGGCGGCGCAGGCGGACCAAATCCATGCCGGCCTCAGATCACGAAACGGGGGCCTTCATCGTGCCTTCTTGACCGCCCCGAGGGGGTCTTTGGGGTCCTCCGGCGCCGCTCTGGTAGCACCCGGCGGCAAATCGCCTTCCTTGCTCACCGCCCGGGGCTTGCCGGCATCCGCCGGCTGGTCCTCCACCTTTTTCAGGCGGTCCCTGAGCTCCTGGTTTTCCTTTTCCAGGGCCTCCAGGCGCTTCAAAATCTCCTCCTGCCCCTGCAAAACTTCCTCCAGTTTTTCCATGTCCTCCTCCTCCTCATCCTCTACGGTTTTGGCCATTTTCCCGGCCCCGGCGCAGTCGGCGCCCAGGTGCACGCTGCGGTCGTGGATGTGCTGGATGTGCTCCTGGTCCTGCTTGCTGTGCCGAGCCCCGGCCTTGGCCACCCCCGCCTTTTCTTCCTCCGCCTCCATCACCTCGGCGGCAATGAAGGCCTGCAGATTCTTGAGGGCCCCGCACAAAAGGGGCAGCTGCTCCTGGGCCGCCGGGCCGAAGTCGTTCCATTTCTCCCGCTCGAACAGAGCGGCAATCAAGGCCAGGGCCTGCAGGGCGTCCTGGAGGTCCCAGATCTCCTGGGCCGCGATGACCTGCAGGTCCGCCTTGGCCAGCTTCTCCGCCGCCTCCGCCGCCGAGGGCGGCCCGGCCGGGTCGATCTTGTCCTTCCAGGCCGAAATGATCCGGCCCTTGATGGTCTTCATGTCCTCGGGGGAATACTTGGCGGCGTTCTTCGCCTTGTTGATGTAGTTCCAGGCCGCCCGGATGTGGGCCTCGGTGTCGATGGGGTATTTCTTGTTCTTTTCGTCGGCGAACTTCACGTCCCCGTATTTCTCTTCCCCTTCCTCGGGCTTCACATCCTGGCGGGCGGCAATTTTTTTCAGGCGCTCGATCTCAGACAGCATCGCCGCCTTTTCCCGCTCCAAGTCCTCCGGGCTGCTCTCGTCCAGCTTGAACAGGGTGATGAGGGCCTCGGGATTGGCGGGCCGGTCCACCAGGGAGATCTCGGTGAGGCGCATCCGGGTCACGGTGTCCCCCACCTTGGCCACCTTCTTGCCGCCCAGGGAGAAACCCTTGTAAACCCCCTCCTCCACCTTTTTCCAGGCCTGATCATCAACCACCTTGGCGCAGAGGAACAGCCCCTTTTCATCCAGGTTGGCCTCCTTGGCCACCCCCACTGCCGAGGGCTGGTGCATCTCCCGGATGTTGGCGAACTTCATGTAATCCGCCAGGGCCCCTTCCACCGCCTCCTTGCTGACCCGCTCCCCCTGGCTGTCCAGGGCCTCGGTGGTGGCGTAGCCGTAAACCAGGCGCTGCACCGGGTCGCGCTTGACGATATCCATGTAGAATTTCATAGTCTTCTCCCTTGCTTGCTCTCCTTCGGGCAGTTAGCGGTCAGCGGTTAGTTAAACTAACCCCTAACCCCTAACCCCTAAACCCTAACCCCTGGTCCCTGCTCCCTTACTCCTTCCCCCCCACGAGGGGAACCACGTCGCAATTTCAATGGGGGTGCGGGGCGGGCGGATCTCCCTGGGGAAATTCCTCGTCAATCCCCGCCTCCATGCCCTCGTAGCCTTCGCATTCCTCACAGACATTGCCGCCGGAAGAGAGAATCCACTTGCGCTTCTCCACCACCCCGCTCTGCCGCCAGGCCAGCAGGTTCCCCTGGATGTCGGCCCGGACCGTCTCGGTGCGGGCGATCATCTGGGCCCGGGCCTCGGAGAAGGCGTACGAGTCCCGGATGGCGTCGGCCAGGCGGGCGCTGCTCCAGCCCTCCTCCAGGGCCTGGGCCACGTCATTCCTAAGCATCTCCCGGGTGGACTCCAGGAGGCTGTTTTTCTCGTCCGGGTTGTCCACCAGGACTCCGTCCTGCCAGATTTTCCCCACCAGTTCGGCGGTCCAGGACCGGGCCCAGTTCACCGCCAGGTCATTGGCTGCGGCGGCCATCTCCGCCTCGGGGGAGAAGCCGATCTGCAGGAAGGCCTGGGCCACCCCTTCCCTGGTGACGGCCGTAAGCAACGGCGCCAGGTCGTCCCAGATGACCGCCCAGGCCCGGGTCTCGATGGCCTTTAAAATTTTCTGAACCTCATCCTCATCGTCTTCGGCCCTGGCGAGCTTCTCATAGGCATTTATCGCATTTCTGGCCGCGGACCGGGCCCAGCGGCGAAAGGTCCCGCGCAAAAGTTCGGCCACCTTCTGGCGCAGGGCCTTTACCTTCGGCCGGTCCCGGTTGATGGGCCGCGCCATAGCCCTGGCCAGTTGCAGCAGGGCCTGCCGCTCCAGCTTCAGCAGGTCGTCCAGGCCCGCCTTGTGGAGGGCTTCCTTGATTTCCTGCCACTCTTCCGGGGTTTTTTCTTCGCCGGCGCCCTCGCCGTTGCCTGCCGCGCTGGCGGCGGCCTGGGTCTCGCCCTGGGTCTGGCTCTGGGCCAGGATGTCCTTCAGGAGGATGGCGCCCTGGGCGGTAAATATCGCATTCGGCATGCCGATGGGGTCCAGGCCCCGCTCCTCCCGCACCTCGTCCACCGAGCGGATGCCGCATTTCACGTCGCGCTCCTCGATCTGGAGGCGGTGTCCGCGTCGATATCATCCTCCAGCTTCCACTCGAAGCGCAGCTCCGGCTCCTGGAGGTACTTGGCGATGAGCAGGTTCATCAATCCCGTGACCCAGTTCAGCATGGGGGCCAGGCCCTCCTCCAGGGCGGCCCGCTTCAGGGTCTCGGAGGTGGCCCGGTTCATCACCCGGACAAAGGGGGCCGGGGAGATGGAAAACACGAAACAGATCACCCGGGCCAGCCACTCGTCAAACTCGTCCTTCAGGGGCGCCAGCTTGGTCTCGTGGATCTGGGCGGTCTCCGAAGGCACGAACTTCACCTTGCGGCGCTGGGCCAGGTTGCCTTCCAGCAGGGCGTCCCAGTATTTCTGGAATTCGGCGATCTGCTGCGGGGTCCATTCCTTGGGGACCCCGGCGAAGGCGTCCGGGATGGTGCCTTCCCGGTAGTAATTGAATTGAAAAACGGTGCGGTTCAGGGCGATGGAGGTGATCATGATCACCTGCTCCACCGGGGAAAACCCGTAATTCCGCCAGGACCGGACATTCCGGGGCTTGTAGACCAGCTGGTCCCGGGTGTAGTCCGCCGCCGGCACCCCGTGCAGGATCTGCTGGTAGGCCGGCGAGGGCGGCAGGGGGGTGCGGCCGTGCTCGTCAATGAGCCGGTTGATGGTGGCCCCGTCCAGGACCTCCAGGCCATAGAGCTTGCCGCCCCGACTGTAGCGGGGCAGCACCGCGGGGGCGTCAATCACCAGCAGGTCTTCCAGCAGGGCCTTCACCCAGGTTCCCCAGTCATGGGCCTTGTCGGGCCAGGCCAGGAATTCCTCCACCTGGGCGCAGCGGCGCTTAGTGGCGGCGCTAATGTCCCTGGGGTCCTTGGGCAGGATATTGAACTCCATCTTGGCCATCTGGTCCTTGCGGGTCTCGATCACCGCCCGCAGCAGGTCGCAGGAATCCGCCAGGGCCCGGAGCTGCCACATGGCCACCCCTTTTTCCCCCTGCTGGGGGACGATGCGGATGTTCAACCCCACCGGGTAATCCCACAGCCGGCCGGCCGCCTCCTGGGCCACCGGCAGGATGGGCTGCATCGGCCCGAACCAGGTGCTGGGGGTCACCCCGGTGATGATGTATTTCAGGCCCTGGACCACCCGGGTGAAGGCGCCCGGACCGTTTTTCGTTTCTTCAGCCATTTCCCGTCCTAGTCACCTGCTCACAGCTTGCTGCTCACTGCTCTCTGATCCATTTAGTGAGCGGTAAGCAGTGAGCGGTGAGCAGTAGCTGCTAACTGCTTACAAACTGCTTACTGCTCCCTGCTTACTGCTCACTGCTTTATTACTCCTGGGGGCAGATGAATCCGGCCGCCCTCCCCCGCCGCCAGGCGCTGGCCGATGATGATATTGGCCGCATCCAGAAGCACCTTGACATACTGGGCCAAGAGGTTGCGGTCCTGGGTGTCCGGGAAGTTGACGGCGATGGTATTGTTGTCCAGGTATTGCACCTTGATCTCAAGCAGCACCTTGGGCTGGGCTGCGGCCGCCGCCGCCTGCAACCTCCGCATCTCCTTCGCCGTGGATTCGCTCATGTTTAGTTCACCTAATGATTGCCATCAGTTTTCTGTTTTCTGTTGTTAATACAGATAGATAATCCTTAACAGAAAACAGATAACAGAAAACCGCCTTTAGTTCCCCGGAACCCCTAGAATCTTCCCTACCCCAGCCGCCGTGGTATTCATAATTGCCCCAATGTTTGCAGGTGCTACACCCAAAGTTTGTGGGGGTGTGTAGGTCGATAATGGCAAGATGTCCCACCAGATATTAGGCCCATCATCATAGACGAAATCTATCCCGGTGGAATAACCGGGATTGTTCCCATACTGCCAGGCCGCTTTGGGGTGTTTGGCGGTAGGGGCCTCAAGCTGGTTCCGGCTTCCCCAACCAGTATAATTAGGGTCGGTGATATAATCGACGGCGTTGGTGTTAGTATAGCACTCGAAAGCGTAGCGGGCCGTTCCATTGATTGCCAAAGAGCACCCTGTGTCGTTGTAGTTATCCCCCTCTATTGTTTCTAACGTCCATGCAGTTGCGGTAGTCCAAGTGCCGCTCGCACTGAGATAGACATTATTAAGATAGCCGGAACTGTTAACAAATGAGATGTTAGTCGCCCCATTGGAATCCACTGCAATCGAAGTGGGTCGTCCCTTAAATGGTTGATTTTGCGGGGAGGAAGAAGAAAAAGAGGTGGCATTGTTTTGGTTGCCCAGATATGCGGTTACATGGTTAGTTGTAGAATTCAAAGCGCTGATTTGTGGTACATTATAACGAGATGCGGGGTCGTTCGAATTTGTATCAATCGTCAAAGATGGGTAGTAACTCGCTCCCGAAAGTTGTACCGCTGAGTTCCATGAGCCTGTCACGTAGTTGCCGTAATAGACCGCCGACCCACTGGTGAAGACGATATGCGGAACATTGGAAGCGTCCAAGGCAATACACAGCCAGGGATAACTACCTACGCTCACGGTATAGCCCGTATTGCTTCCCACCGCATAAGTCCAGCCAGTGCCAGGGGTTATCTCGGCATAATAGAGGGCTGTGGAACTATAATACCAGATAACATATATGTTGGTCCCATCTGTCGCTAAGCAGGGGCTTTGAGTTGTCTTATAAGCAACTGGGGGGGTCCCACTAAACTCAGAAAAGGAAACACCACCATTAGTCGAATAGAACAGGCGCATTTCTGAATGGGTGTAGTCAACGCAACCCACGATTATCTGCCCGTTCGACAAGTGTACTACCGGTCGGTCACAGTAATAAATGTAGGCAGTGTAGCCCGAAGTTATCTTCGTAGCAGACCAGGCCCAGCCAGGAAAGAGCAGGACCACCAACACGCAGAAGATTAGCAGTATTTTTCTCATTTGTGCTGTACCATCGCATGGGGGAGATCAAGCCACGCATTGTTGGCTGTGGTGGCTATGCCACACTCCTGGATATACTGCCCGCTGCCCGTGGGTTCAGTAGTCGTCATGTTCCCTGCATTGGCAGGGTCAACATAGAGAAACTGGTTAGCTGTCCAACTTGCTGAGGCGTTATAGATTGGACCAGACTTCTGGATTATCCCTGTGGAACCTGCGGAAATGGCTGCCGGCACATAGCCAAAGGCAGGCATGGTGGAGGATGCATTGGCTTCTGCCGGCAGATAGGTATTGTTCCCGGAGAGGTAGACCACTTGTCCGGCGGACAGCCCCCCAGTCCCGGCAGTCCCAATAACGTAGGTTGCCTTGTTCTTATTAATGGTGTGTCCGATAGAGGCATAAGCCCCTGCGAGAGTGGGGTGAAGCCTATACATGACATTGGCATACCACAGATGGCCGTTGGCTGTTCCGAACCCGCCGCCAGTTTTAATCGCCTTGATAGTGAAGTAGGATGAGCCAGAAACGGATGAGGGCAGCCCCGTCAGTACCATGCACTGCCATCCAGCGCTTGAATTGGTTAAAACCGTCGCGGCAGTGGCGGAGGCGTCACCACCCACCTGAATGTCAAATGAGCCAGTGAAATCTGCACAGTAGAAAAGGGTGAGCTGCTTAACATAAGTGCCAGATGCAGTCTCTAAAAACCCGACATTAGTTGCATACTCATTGGTATCCGAAGTAAAGGTTATCTCATGGGCGCAACCAAACCAAGGTCCACCTGGGTAGGTATAATAACCAGCGGCGGCGGAACATGTAGGGTCTACGGCAAAGCTGGTACCAGTATTGTGACCGCCGTACTGTGTCAGGGATTGCGTGCAATCCCCATACATGGTACAGTAATCATTGGCATAGGGTTGGGCATCAAACTTCACCATGCTGATGGGCATTGTAATAACCATCTTCGCACTGTTGTCCACACAATTATCCCATTGAGCTATGGAGATGCCATTGGTATTGCCGCACCATCCAGTAGGGAGAGCGTCAAAACTACAGTTACGGAACACCAAGCCAGCTGCACTGCAAGTGGCGGCATAATTGTGGATATAAGCAGCCTGACCGGAGTAATTTGCCATGTATATATCGCACGCTTCAAAGACCATGTTAGGGGTTTGAGTAAAAGTGGTCACACCATTATCGTCAACATAAACTAAATCCGTGAAGAGAGAGTTTGTATTGCCCATCTCAATATAGCATCACTTCACCGAAACTTCCCCGCAACCCTTAAAATAGAAGCCATGTGGATAAGAAGCATTATAGTAATTGGTTCCACCAATATTAACGGCGCCCACCCCTTCAGTATAAACATTGAGCATCGTAACGTCGTGGCAGGAAGTCAGGTTAAGGATACCACCCCCAATCATTTCAAGACCACCACCCTCCATGAGTAACTCATGTACATTGCTGCCGGCGATTGCACAGTTCCACGCAGTAACAAGCCATGTATTTCTGAGGGTGAGGCAGTTGGGTGACAATGGAGATGCGCCGGTCTGTAGGGGAACGATATTAATCGGATTGTTGGTGAATGAAATCTTACAGTTATTAAAATCACAGGCTATCCCGTAGGAATCGAGCACCCCATTATTGAAGGTACTAATAACACAGCGATCAAAGATAATATTGCAGTATGGGAGATAAATCCCATTCCCTGCCCAAGTTGACTGCGAGGATTTGGAACCACTTCCAAATATGAACAAATTATTGATAACTCCATAGGAAGTGGTTCTCGGCTCCAACACATCATTAGTGCTGTTCTGCAACAGTTGTGCCCCGTTTGCGTTCCACACCCAGTTAGCACTTGGACTATGATAAGTGCCGCCAATATTGATTTTCTCGACCTTATAGATGTCACTCGGTGGGGAAACGTAAGTAACATTAGGGACCGGCCACAATGAGCAACCGGAACCGGCAAGAAAACAAGCAACAATCTGCCCAGTACTAGTAGTGGCTCCAGTGTAATCCGGTCCCCACCAGTGAGTATTAATGGGGGTGGGAAAGGGTGAGCCAAAAATCACAGTCCCTTGTGCCACCCAACTGCTTGAACCAGAAACATACTGATAGCACCTCTGCTCGGAGGCCACGGGAATGACCATGCCATTTGTTGGAGCGGTGTAGGTCCAAGTAGGAGTAGCATAATTGGAGCAGTAGGCAATATTATTGGTGTAGGTCCCTGAAGTGACGATATAGGCATCATTGTTGGTCGGGGAGCCGGGGAGCGAGGAAACTCTGCTGGTCACTTGGGCTATGGTGATGCCATTGACCGAACTGGTGATTGCCACATTCGGGGTAGGCGGCGTGGCAAATATCTGGTAATCTCCCGCATCAATCCCGCCGCTGATGGTCAGCAACACATTGTTGGTGTATGGGTCAATCATTGCCCCATTCAATATCTGTAATCGGATATTTGAGTTGACCGTCAGGTTGGAAGCGAGCGTGATGGTGCCTGCAGAAGACGGAATTGCAAGCACACAAGGAGTTCCGGCAGCATTTAAAGCGGACACTGCGGCAGGCAAGGTAGCATAACCAGACTCGCCCACGGTGATATAGGGAACGCCGCCATTGGCCGCAGGTACAATGCTAGTCCCGCCGAAAACCCCGTTATTGTTATACTGAATTTGTCCGTTGGAGCCGCCGGGGGTGCCGCCGCCTCCAGCTCCATATTGAAAGCCGCTCTCGTCAGATTTAACTTGCAAATACTTAGAGGCGTTCCCGGTCAAGGATGGAAGAGCCAGAGAGCCAGCAAGATTGGAAGCCGTGCCTGAACAATTGCCGGTCACAGCCCCAGTCAATGGCCCAACAAAGCCACTGGAGTCAGTCAGGGCTCCAGTAAGGCTGCCGCCGGATAGGGGAAGATAACTGGTATCGCTCAGATTGCTACATGCAGACATCGTTCCCGACCCGTTGGCCTTTAATACGCCGTTAGCGGAGCCAGCGCCGCCATTGGCCGCGGGCACTATTCCAGAGAGGTTTCCAGCGTTCAAGGTCGAGGAGGAGGTAAGATTCCCAGAGGC